ACCACATTCATCACTGAATTACCTGACGCCGGCTGAATTTGCAGCGGGCTGGCGAAACGGGAAATATGAAGAAAAACCAACCGACATTACTAACTGAAGGTTGTATCTAACTCTGGGGGCAGGTCAAAAATGCCAGTTAGCATCGACAGAGCTAAAAACAGTCTCGATGTTGCCTTTAAAAACGCAATAAGCGATCTGAACCAGGCAATAGGTCTGACATCCACACTTGCCGGATTAATGCAAAGCGTTGCTGATAACCTTAATTATTACAATAACAACGCAGGTGATGCCGGAAGGATGCCAAAGCTTATTAAGTTGCAGCAAGATCTTAATAAGGAAGTTCAGGAAGGGCAGCGCTGGTATGAAAGCGATGCTGTTTTTCAGCAAAGAAGAGGACAAGCTGCTTTTGAGCTTAAGCGCACAGAGCAGGAAATAGCCAGCATTCGTGCCAAGGCTGCAAATGAAGCCAAAAACAATCAAGGTTTCAAAAGCCCTTCAACCAACGGTGATGATGCAGCTACCCAAAAGCTTGTCAAAAACTCGGAACGCAGATTAGCACTAGCCAAGCTTGAAGGTGAGGCTCGCGCACGGTTGCAGGCTCAATATGATGCGGCAGATGCCGGGATTACTGACCAGAAACGAGTGAAGGCACTACAGGACGAGTATGCCGAGACATACCGGGTAACTGAAGCAAGAAAGGAAAGCAACAAGGAAGGCAGGCAGTCTGCCAGCCAGGCTGAGGCGATAGCGCAGAAACTGGAGGCGCTGAAACAACAATCAGAACTTGCTGCTGATTCAACAGGAGAATTAAGCAGAGAGCAGGCGATGCTAAATGCTGAGCTTTCTCTTGGAAAAGGTGCTACCCAGGCTCAAATCCAACAGGCAAGACAGTATGCTGCGACTAAATGGGATACAGCCAATGCCATTAAGGCACAGGCTGCCGCTGAGAAGCTACTCCCGGAAGCGCGAGAGAACGCCAGCTATAAGCAAGACGTGCAAGACCTGAATACTGCATTGTCTGCGAAAAAAATAAGCCAGGAACAATATAACCAAACTTCAGAGAGACTTGAGGCTGAGCACCAAGCTAACCTGGCAAAAATACGCGCTCAGCAAGCAGTTACGCCGCAACAGGAAGCTGCAGGCAGTGTTGATCCAGTTCAGCAGTTAGTGAATGAAAACACCAGAAAGCTTGCTCTCATTCAGCAATTCGAGCAGCAAGGCGTTATCTCACATCAGAATGCGCTTGCTTTACAGGCAGCTGCTGATCGTAAGTATGAACAGGAACGCATTGCTGCTCAGTGGGAAATATGGCGAAACCAGAGCGCAGGAAACGAAGCACTTGCTGCGTCATTCGATGCACTTGCTGGTAACGCTTCAAACGCACTAACAGGAATAATCACAGGAAGCATGAGTGCTGAAGGCGCTGCCAGGTCGCTGGCAAGCACGGTGCTCAATAGCCTGGTTAACTCCTTCGTCCAGATGGGTGTTGAATGGGCTAAGAACGCCATCATTGGAGCCACTACTCAGCAGGCCGCCATAGCGGCAACTACAGCCACCCAGGTTAGCGCTCTTGCCACCACAACGGCGGCAAGCACCGCATCAGCAGCTGCCACGACAGCGGCATGGACACCTGCAGCTATCGTCGCATCTATCGGGTCATTCGGTGGTGCCGCTGCGGTTGGGCTTGGCGCTGTCGTAGCAGCACTCGCTCTTTCTGGAAAGCGCAAAAACGGGGGCCCGGTATCAGCGGGTGGGATGTATCAGGTAGGCGAGGGCGGGATGCCGGAGATTTACCAGGCCAGTACCGGGAAGCAGTACATGATCCCCGGTGACAATGGCCGGGTGATAAGCAACAAGGAGATGACGGCGGGGGCAAGTGGCGGGGTGGTAATCAACATCCAGAACTACACATCGTCCTCTGTAGATGCTAAGGCCGGAGCTGATGGCAATGGCGGTGTGACCGTGGATGTAATCGTCGCCGACCTGAACAATGGCGGTCCAATCAGCAACGCCATAACCAGCAACATGAACGTTAAACGCACGCCAAGAGGACAAGGCTGATGGCTATTATCGACTATCCCGAATGGCTGCCGTTGGCGCAGAAAGCCAGCAAAAATATGACCTTCGACACCGGGTTTCAGACTGACCAGCCAGCAGTCGGCCCGGCTATTTTCCAGAACCTTACTGACGACCTGAAAACCACATGGTCGCTGACGTGGATGTTCACGCTGGACCAGGAGCGGGCTTTCCAGCAGTGGTTACGTAGCCCTAACTACCTTAACCGCGGCGTTAACTGGTTTCGCATGCCCATAAACATCGGCGGCAGTGGCCTGCAGGTTCAGGAGCTTCATTTCACGCAGATGCCGGTGCAAACCAGTATAGACGGCGGCGTGGTGACCTGGACTGGTACCGTTATAGCCAACCACCTCTATAACCCTGACGACGAGTTCGACGACATCATTGTTGAGCTGCCGCCGCCGTGGGATTCGTGGCTGGATATCGTTGTAACGGGTTATCCTGACAACAGAGACCCAGAATCACTACCGAGGGTGCCGTAATGCCGTCCTTTCGTGAATACAAACAACAGCGACCGACGCGCGGGCTGTACGACACCATCACGTTCTACCATCCATCCTTTGGCTATGTCCGCCTGGTCGATAAGCAGTTCTTTCCCAAGACACTTGGCGGCCAGGTATACACCCCGGCACGATTTGAAATCGAAGAGAGCCAGCAGAGCGGTACTCCGGTGATCGACGCGACTGTGAAACTTGGCCGCCTTTCATCGGACATCAAAGCGCTGATGAAGAAGTGGAAGGGGGCAGCCAGGCTGACGGCCATCACAGCCACACGGCAGATATTCGACAGTGGAGACGTGTCTGCACCGATTAAGTCGTGGCAACTGTACGTCAAGACTGTAGACATCGACGCAGATGCTGCATCAGTGACCCTCTCAGTAACTAACCCCCTAAACAACAACATAGGCCGCCTTTATGATCCACAGGAATACACAGGGCTTCAGTACCTCTGATTTCGTCAGGCGGGTTATTGGCGTGCCGTGGGCGAACCGCGCCTGCTCTTTCGAGAAAGTCGACTGTTGGGGTTTGGTTGTTCTCTATTACCGCCACGTGCTCGGTATTGAGCTACACCAGACGCCGGACTACGAAGCCGGCTGTGACTTCTTCACCTGTTATCAGGGTGACGTAGTTTTCTGGCACAAGGTCGATAATCCGGTAGAGGGCGGGATATTCGTGGGGTACCGCGGCGCACAACCGGCGCATGTAGGTCTGGTGCTTAACAGACAAGCCCTGCACTCGCGCGGCGAAAACGGAAGCGTGCGCATGGACTCGTTGCTTGTCATTCAGCGGGCATTCACCAAAGTGGAGTATTTTTGTTATGGCGCTGGTTGAGATATCAAATTTTCCAGGAACGCCTAAGCTGCGTTGCAGGGTGCCAAACGGCACCCTTTTTTATGACTGGCTGGCGGCCAATGACGCCACCTTTCACCGTGACCTGCTGATCATCCGCAACGGCGTGAAGCTGAGTGACGACGATGAGCTGGCGTTTGAGCTGAGCGAACTAGACCACATCCAGATTCATGACCAGCCAAAAGGGATTGTAGAAGATGTTCTGAGCCCGATATTTAAAGTGGTTGGCCAGGTATTCTCGTTCCTGGCGCCGAAGCCTGCGATAGCCAACAACGGGGGTAATACGGTCGACTCACCGAACAATAGTCTGACCGGCCAGACAAATACAGCGCGCGTCTATAAAGCCAAACCGGATATCTACGGACAGGTACGCTCATTCCCGGACCTTATCCAGGAGTCGGTATTCGAATACGTCCGCCAGAATGATAAAGACGGTGGGCTAAAATATGTAACAGAGTGGATGTGCATCGGGATAGGTAAGTACGATTACGAGTCCGTTAGGTACTCCGAATCGAGCCTCGGCTCACTGGCTGGGGCTGAATATCAGTTTTATCAGCCCGGTGAAGTCATCCCCCAAATCGTCGAGGGCTACGGGTTTGATGACGTAGATGGACAGGAGGTTCCCGGGCAGAACGAAGCTGGAGATTTCCCGATAGAAACGGCGACGGCAAATACCGTCGTCAGCGGGACATATTCAGGCGGCCAGATAGCCATGAAAATCGTGAAGCAATCCGACTTCGATTATTTCATGGGGTTAGTGCTGCCGCATGCCGTAACATTCACCATTAACGTTACGTACAGCACGGCTTCTGGCAATGTCACTACTGATGCTACTTTCTCTGGCACCCTTATCTCCGCTGTTGAGACAAACGATGGGGCGGTTACTAATCCTGTTCGCTGGTACACTTTCACGATGAGCGACCTGCAGGGCCCTCAGGACATCCCGGCAAATGCCACCATCAACACTACGAAATTCATTCTCAACGACAACGAAGCGCTTGTTGTGGGGCCATTCTTCTCGCCAGTTGAATCTTCTCATCTCTGGCTACACACGCAGTCGAGCCTGGGCGGTAAGAAGCAGACAAACTGGAAAGTTGTTATCTGGAAAATCGACGATGATTACAACCAGATCCCCGGCACTACGCAGACATTTACTTATTACCAGGGAACGCCGCACGACCATACGAGCGAAGTGTTTTATCGCACAGATAAGATAACCCCGTCAGGTGGCTTTGGTAAGTATGCGATCAGCTTCCAACGCACTGATAACTCCAGCGATGCCTCGGTGCTAAAAGTTGAAGAAATCCACGCCATTAATATCAGAACGAACGTTGTTCATCCTACTGATACGCTGGTACGTGTCAAAGTTCGGGCGACATAAAACGCGCTGGGAAGTCGCGAACGCAAATATAACGCTCTCGTAACGCGCCATACCATCACTTACAACCTGAACACGCAGACTGTGGATTACACGCTGCGACCGTCTCGCTCGTTCGCTGATGCGGTGGCGCATACCTGGCTCATCATGGGTGAGCAGTCGGTCAGCAGCATTGACCTGTACGGTCTGTACTCTATTGCTGAGAGTCTGCCAGATGAGCGCCTGGGCTACTTCGACTACACCTTTGACGACGAAAACGACTCGCTCGGTGACCGCGTGCAGGCAATCTGTAATGCGGCATCGGTGGTTGCTTATTGGGACGACGGTGTACTTACATTCACACGTGACCAGAAAGTCGATTATCCGGCGGCAGTATTCAACCGGGCCAACATGAAGACGGACGAGTACAAAATGACGTACGAAGCCACGCTACCGGGTGGCTATGACGGTGTGCAGGTGTCCTATGTCCACCCGACCACCAACAATAAGACGTACATCAACTACCGCGTGCTGAACGGCGCTATCGTCGAGCAGGAAGCAGAGAACCCCAACAAACTGGAGATTGTCGGATTCCGCAACGACTATCAGGCGCGTGAGAGGGCGATGAGGGAAGTTAAGCGGCTGATTTACTCGCGTGTGAAGATGAACGCAAAAGTTTTCGAAGATGGCATTATCCAGGTGGGTAGCGTCATTCAGATGCCGGACATCTACGACAGCAACCAGCAGCAGGGGTATATCACCGGGCGCGCCGGGAACAACTTCGATACCAGCGAGCCAATTACATTTACCGGCTCGATGTATGTGCTGGTCACAGACAGCATGGGAAATCCGACGTTACGCTACCCAGCTTCGCCTCGAACGGACACCAAATACGGATTCACCGCGGCAATACCAAACATTCAGCTCAATATCTGGAATGGAGACACTGTGCAGCTTCCGTCGCGCTACCTAATTGCGACAGTAGAAGAACTGGACAGCCAGCTGTGGACGGTAAACAGCATCAAGCCAAATACCGATAACACCGTCTCACTGACAGTCTCAGAATACAGCGACTCTATCTACTCATAAGACCCATTCAACCATCACAACCCGGCCAACGCGCCGGGTTTTTTTATGGAAAAAATATGGCTACGCAACCTACTAATAATCCAGTACCAAGCGAGTCCCCGCGCGATCTTAAATTTAACGCAGGGAAAATCGACGAGTTTGTTACCTCTCTTGTCACTACGTACATAGACCGTTTCGGTAACGAGCATTACACCATTGAGGGGCTGCGCTGGCTGGCGCAGCAGGCTATCTCGCAATACGGATGGATTCCTGTCGGCACATTCCAGGCCGGTACAACATTAACGCTGCCCAATCAGGTTCTGAAAGACATGACGGACGGTGAATATTACCGCTGGGATGGTGCGCTGCCCAAGGTTGTTCCTGCCGGATCTACGCCAGCATCTACAGGCGGAACGGGTGTAGGGGCATGGATAAGCGTTGGAGATTCAGCGTTAAGGTCAGCGCTGGCGAGTAGTGACGGATTCTCCTTAATTGGTGAGTTAATCTCTGTTGCTGATTTTTCAAAAATAACTCCAACTGACAAAAAGAAAGTGCGTCTTCGCGGCTGGTACGCCGTCTCAACAGTAGGTGCCGGGGATTTCTATTATGATTCCGCATCTCCAAAATCGTTACACGATGGCGCGATTTATATTTCTCCAACGGTACCATACGCGAATGCTATTGATTTTATAAATGGCGCAGGCGAATCAGACCCTTCAGGCACTGGATGCTGGGTGCGTTCAAATGTAACTGAAATACAATTTTCCTGGTGGGCTCCGCAGTTTCTTGAACATCACTCATCCGCGCTTCAAAAAGCCCTGGATAAAGCCAAGCTTTTACGATTAGATATTTATCTGCCGCCGGGTGAGTTCATTCTTCGCAGTAAGGTGACTTACGACTATTCTTCTGGGGTGACATCTTCATCTCCCAGAGGTGGCAACATAATTGGTTCAGGAAGCAAAAGAACAGTAATTATTCAGGATGTTCAGTCTGGGGGCTTTCCTTCTAATGGAGTCGCACTCCAGATAACAGGAAGTTTAGGAACATCTGATTACCAAATTGACAGGTTTACATTAAAGGGTATGAGTATAAGAGGTAACGGAACGGTGGCTTCAGGTAATAATAATACCGGAACGTTTCTTGTTATGGAGAGGATGGTTGGGTTCACAATAGAGGATATATTCTCCAATAATCTGTATAGGAGTCTAATTATTCAAGACTCTCTGTACGGCTCGGTAAGAGATTGCAGGATAACGTCCAGTGTGGAAGGCCTCCTGATGAGAAAGCTCAACTCTGTTACCGGTGTTAATGTTGTAACATTTGAAAGGGTGGACTTTATTGACTGTTGGCACCTTTGTTTACAAGCGGTAGAGTCCCAGCAAGTCGTTATTGACAACTGCTCTTTTGAAGCAAATGGCAACAGAGATACAGCAGGAACGGCTTGTATCATCGCTCGTAGAATTGGGTCGGCAGGCGGCGTTGGGGTTGATATCCGTAATTGCTATTTTGAAAACAACAATATGAGGGATGTAGCGATCGCTTATGATATCAATCTGCCCTGCCAGGCAAGCATTAGAAATTGCAATTTTGCAAAAACTTCATCCAATGCATACTCAGGAAGAATTGGCGTCACAGGTAGCGTAACTCCTACCGGCACTGCCTACTGCAAGTTAACTATGACAGATAACCAGTTTCTTGTAGGTGGGGATTATGTAGATGATCCCGTGAATAGGCCAGATGTATTTTTTAGCGGCTTTTCATTCACCAATACCGGCCCCGATAAAGTGAAATTTATTGATGAGAATAATGTAATAACTGCAGGGGTAGTAGTTACCTCAGCGGTTAACTACATTAAATCAAGAGGAGACTTATTTACTGCCAGGGTCGCTGCGGACGGAACGCTATCAGCAGCAGGATCAGCGAATGTTGTTTCAGTTTCAAAAACAGGAACTGGATTATACACCTTAACAAGCAATGTAAACCTTGATAAGGCGGTTTTTTTGACAATGTTTCATAACGGAAACGGTGGCGGTATACAAGTTACAAGCACTAATAATGTGGCAAGTGTTATCGTGAAAAACTCCAGCGGGGTTAACTCTGATATTGCGTTCACAGTAAAAGCCGTGCTTCTATGAATTCAAAATGAAAATTAATGGCCTCGCTAAGAGGCCATTGGTCCTACATTATTCTTTTGTTATAAACTAGCAGAGTGACATCACCATAGTGTAAAGTCTCGTCAGGCTTTCCAATTTTGTTTATCGTTCCATTAACACAGAAGTCTAAATTATTTCTGCACTTACCTCCAATTGACGGAGATATGGCAATAAACTGCCTGTCAGGACTATTATCTATATAACTTTTTGACAGCCAAGATCTCATTGTCTGAGCCCTTGCTCTCTTCAAATCAATCGATCCATCTTTCTCACTGAAGTATACTGGAGTTACATGTATCTTACCGTTAGAAAACCAGGTCACTGTGTGCGTTAGTCTCCAGAAAGAGCCATACCCAAACGAAAGGTTATTTTTATGTAAAAATCTCACAAAATCTACGGTTTCATCCTGCTTTTGATGTAACCCGTTAGGGGTGGCGACATATGAGTAAATAGAGCTAACGCAATATAACGCTATGATAGTCGAATAAACTATACTTTTTAGCCTTATCGCTGATATGAGCGCCAGCAGTATAGCTATATACTGGATGTTAACAAAAAAACGCGCGCTAAGAATGCTTACGTCTGGATAGCTGAGAATAAATGAAGATATTATTCCAGCAAGGGAGAAGAAGAGCACCAATGAGAGATAGGTATTAACCCCTCCAGATCTGTACAGATTGTATATGGATATGCACGTTAAAACAAAAAACAAACAGAAAGATATGGCATATGCAAGATCATGCTGGATAATCAAGACGTTCAGCATCCTTCCCGTCAAGAATACCATCTGGATGCCATTTTCCAACATTACTGTAAGTGGCACCAATGAAAACTTGTGAATTGGTATTCCCAGGAATGATTGAATGATACCTGAGTAAGCAGCTATAAATGAAATCAGATAAACTATCAGGTGCTTAACATTACGCTTGTCTTTATAAGAGATAAAAGCCGTCCCAATGATTAATGGTAAAAGATAGGATGCGTAGAACCACGGATCAGATACTCCTGCAAGAACAGACAGGAATCCAGATATGATGCTGAAGTAAACCTGGTTATTTTTAATAGCTAATAGTGATAACAGCACACAAAACATACCGAATGCATTGGTAGAGTTATGTGAAAATGGATGCACCAAAAAACCGTATGTATAAGAGAATGCCGGGCAAAGTAACGCGATTAAAATGGATAATGAGGAAAGTTCATTACCAGTGGCAATCCTGGAAATTCCATATGAAGATAAAGCGATGGCGATTAGAAATAATGCGGTAGCAACTATAACCACGCTGACATCAGTTGAGCCGAACAAATAATAAAAAAGGAAATGAACCGGATAGACAGTTAAATACCAACTATCTACCGTAGGAATCCAGTCCTTAAAAACACTCATTCCACTTCTAAGAAAATCAGGCCAGAATATCTGACTGTTAACTATGTCAGAGTCATAAGGCATATATTTTCTAGTTATCAATATTGATATTAATATGCATGCTATGGTTATCGCATACCGCGACGTCCTAGATTTTATAATGTTTTCCATAATCATTAACCCTTATTTTTAATCAAATACCGAGGCCTTTTTTTAACCTCAACGTATATTCTTCCAATATACTCTCCGAGAACGCCAATACCGATAAGCTGAACGCCGCCCAGGAACAGGATTGAAACCAGAAGTGATGGATACCCGCGAACCGGGTTACCAAAGGCAAGCGTGTCGACAATCATCCATGCACCATACAGAAATGATATCCCGGCTACTAACAACCCAATGTATGTCCACATCCGCAGAGGAAAAGTGGAGAAGCTGGTAATGCCCTCAAGCGCGAGATTCCACAGCTTCCAGCCGTTGAACTTAGAATCTCCTGCAACGCGTTCTGCTCGTGCGTATTCAACAACGTCAGTGCGCCCGCCAACCCAGCTAAGCACCCCTTTCATAAACAGGTTACGCTCTGGCATTAGCTTGATATTTTCTACTACATCTCGCGACATGAGGCGGAAATCACCGACGTTTTCCTCGATTCGTGGGTTGCTTATTTTATTGTGCAGCTTATAGAACATTTCAGCGCTTTTGCGCTTCAGGCGACCATCAGTGGAGCGGTCTGTGCGTTTAGCCAAGACGACATCTGCCCCGGCTTTCCAGCGCTCAATCAGCTGCGGGATAACTTCAATCGGGTCCTGCAAATCGACGTCAATCGGAATCACCGCGTCGCCGTTGGCATGGTCCAGCCCTGCAAATAGCGCAGGCTCTTTGCCGAAATTGCGGGTGAAGGATAAGGGCACAACCAGCGGATCTGACACGGCCAGCGCGTTGATAATCGACTCTGTGGCGTCTTTACTGCCGTCATTGATGAATACGATTTCCACCTCAAACGATTTGAGCGGCTCATATTCTCTGACGGTTTTATAGAAAATAGGTATTGTGTCTTCTTCATTAAAGACAGGAACCACAAGTGAAATCTTCATTTTGCTTCCCTGAAGACGATGTATTTCGAATAGATAAACCCGCATACCAGGCTGATAGCGGAGAACACGACCAGCGTAACCACTGGCGGTAGAGAGCATTCATCTGCAGCCCATCCAACAGCTGCGCTAAGCGAGCCCATGAAGCCCACGTAAAGCATATAGCGCGACGTGGTTGTGGAACTGTTGAACGTAAAGCGAGCATTAGCGAAGAAACTGAAACTTACCGCAACAACGAATCCACTGAAGTTAGCCAGCGCCTGGCTGGTTCCCAGCGCATAGAAGCAAGCGGCAAATACCACCCAATGGATTAGCGTGTTGAGCACGCCCACAGAGGCGTACTTTGTAAAGAGCTTGAGCATATCTAATTCCGTTAGATTTGAAGGGGAAGAGTCTAGCATCGGACGCGGCTTCGATCGACGGGTAGTGGGACAGAAGTGAGACACACAAGGCTTTACACCGGTTTGCATAGCTTTGCATGTTTTGGCGTCATGGGACGTGTGAGCGCAGGTATGACGCGGTAAGTTATTGTGTTACAAGGTAGTTCTTATAATTCGTAATGCGAAGGTCGTAGGTTCGACTCCTATTATCGGCACCATCTAAGTTTCCTCAAACGTCCGTATTCATCCGTAAAAACCCTGATTTATAACACTTTTACCGCCTTTTTAGTCCATCATTGTCCGTGACCATCCAGTAGAATCCGATACGGAATGTGTATAGGATTGTGTATATGTTCCTGTTCGGTCTTGGATTCCTATACACATGCCTTTAAACGATATGCAGATTCGCCGCGCTAAGCCTGAAGATAAACCCTATACGCTTGGGGATGGGCAAGGCCTGTCATTGCTTATAGAACCTAATGGAAGCAAGAGCTGGCGGTTCCGCTATCGCTATGCTGGTAAACCCAAAATGATCTCGCTTGGTGTTTACCCAACGATAACCCTTGCCGATGCTCGCTCCCGTCGTGATGAAGCTCGAAAACTTGTGGCAGAAGGAAAGAACCCTAGTGAGGTTCGAAAAGAGCAAAAGCTGGCTCTGCAAACAGAATCAGAGAATGCCTTCGAAAAGATAGCCAAAGAGTGGCATCAACTTAAATCTACAAAATGGTCGGCGGGATATGCATCAGACATAATGGAAGCTTTTAAGAACGACATTTTTCCTTTTGTCGGAACAAGGCCTGTTGGAGAGATTAAGCCGCTGGAGCTGCTGAACGTTCTGCGTAAAATTGAGAAACGTGGTGCGTTGGAGAAAATGCGCAAAGTGCGACAGCGTTGCTCCGAAGTGTTTCGCTACGCAATTGCGACGGGTAGGGCGGAGTACAATCCTGCGGCTGATCTCTCCAGCGCTCTCGAAGTACACCAATCAAATCATTTCCCATTCCTAAAAGCTGATGAGATACCTGATTTTCTGCGTGCCTTAGAGGGTTATACCGGGAGTAAGCTTGTCCAAATAGCCACAAAATTACTCATGATTACAGGTGTTAGAACCATCGAATTACGTGCGGCGTCATGGTCAGAATTTGATCTAGATAACGCTCTTTGGATAATTCCTGCAGAAAGGATGAAAATGCGTAGGGCGCATCTTGTGCCGTTGTCGACTCAAGCGTTAGATTTACTTAATGAACTCAAGATCATGACAGGGAACTATCGTTATGTTTTTCCTGGACGGAACGATCCGAATAAGCCTATGAGTGAGGCGAGTATAAATCAGGTTATCAAACGTATTGGCTATGGTGGGAAAGTAACCGGTCATGGTTTTAGACATTCTTTATCTACCATCCTCCATGAAAAAGGATATGATTCGGCTTGGATTGAAATGCAGCTTGCTCACACAGATAAAAATAATATCAGAGGTACTTATAATCATGCTCAATATATTGAACAGCGGCGGGATATGATGCAGTGGTATTCAAGTTACGTTTCGATTAAGGGGTGAGTGAGAATATTATGTACAGCGCTACACATTCAAATAAAGGTTATTCCCATAACCTCTATAAAACCTTTATTAATGTATTAAATTGTTCTTATCATTATTTTTATTATATTGTTACGTGTTGGTTG